ATAGCAGGTATGGCCGGCACAGAGGCCAAGCGCTGTTGCAACGCACCTCTGATATTCTGATAGAGGCTGGCCATAACTTATTTCGCTCCACCCGCAACTCGTGTCGCGGCCTCCATCGCAATGTTGCTGACATTGGCCAGCACCGCTCTCATCCAGTAACGACCCTTTTGGTTGTAGTTTCGGCCCAGCGCATCGGCGCCCACAAAGCCATATTCGACCCGTCGTGCATAGGCTGCGGTGTTACCCATGACGTAGGTGTCTCCCGGCCTGAGTTGAGCCGCCACGGCATTGAGAGCCGCTGTTGCCGCCCCACCACTACCCGTGCCAGCGGGAACAGTGTTGATCGCAGCGGCATAACTGCCACGTAAAAAACCTGTCTTGACCGGAGTGGTGGCCACAATTTCATTGTTGACCATCTGAATCGTTTCGCGCACCACGGCCATCGGTGCCGCCTTGGCCTTCTCAACCCACTTGGTGATATCGATGTTGAATTGTTGCGGATCGCCCTTGCTCATATCACTCTCACCTGCAACGAAAAACAAATTGTCTCGCCGCCCAATTCACGGGTTTTGAAATTGACCACTGTGTAGATGTCGGTGCCTGCAATGATCAGGCTGCCTTCCACGGGTCGGAGCGTCAAATCGTCTGGCACAAAAGTCACCAGACGGTCACTGCTCTGAATCTGCGTCCCGTCCACCAACTTGTCGCTATAGGTTCCGATCCGGCCCACCCCGGTGTAATCTGTGGTGACAGCCGTTGCGGTGTCACCGCTGCTGTTGTCGTAAGCGCCGGGAACGATTTGGCGCAACGTGACAGCGCGGCCATAGGGGCCGAACGTTGATTTCACATCGGCCCTGATCCGAGCGGCTTCTGACATGGCTATGCCTCAATGAGGAAAGTCGTGTTGCCCAACCGTGTTCTGGCTGGGATTGCGGTCGGTGTCGTTCTTGACCGAGTCCATTTCGGAAATCGAAACGCCGCCAACCACGGGAATGCCGAGGCTGCCAGAGCCACCATTTTGCGCCCTAAGCCTGAGGGCCATGCTGCGATAGAGTTGTGCCCGGCCAGCCCCACTGGAGACAGAAAGTCCATCCACGGTCACCGATGCCACTCTCGCAAATTTCGAGGCCAGCGATTCAGCGGCGGAAGCAGCGGCAAGAAACGTGCTGCCAAAGTTGGTTAGCAATACAGTAATGGCTTCGTCTTGAACCTGTTGATCATTGATGTCGATATCACCAATCAGGAAGCGCACCATGTCCTTGTCGAGGGGAAGGGAGGCGTTATAGCTCCATGTCATGGCACGTTAAGTTCTTTGGCTTGCGCATCGGCGTCGTCACGGGTCAGACCTCGCGCAACCTTGGTTTCTCCGATCATCACGGCATATTTTCCGAAACCTTCATGTCGGGCATAGGCTTGCGTGGCATCGGCAGGAGCAGTTTCGATTTCGTCCGACGCAGATTGGCTATCGCCGCCCTCTTCGGTTTTGTCCTTGTCGCCCTGCCCATGTTCCTCGCCTTGTTCGGGATCAAGATTTTGGTCGGCAGGTGTTTCGACTGCGGGTGGCCCATGTTCAAACGGCTGCTCTTGTGGGCCGTGGAAATAGTCCCAGCGCGATTTCAGGGCGAGATAGCGCTGGTCGTGGAGTTGGCGCAACGAGCGAACCGAGTGCGCCTTTTTGTTAATGAGATCACCGGGGAGCAGCGTGACTTCATCGTCCACAAAGGACTGTGAAGCCACATATTCCGCTTCCCCGGTGAGTTCTGATAGTGGTGCATTCCAAATCCATTCAACGCCCATTTTTGCTATTCCTTTTGGCTGTAGATCAAGAGTGCTTGGCTAGTGTTACGCGATGATGCTTGGGAAGAAGATGCCCGCTTCTGGGCAGACCAATTTCTGGTCGTAGGCCATTTCCGATTCAACGCGATCCGACTTCAACCACTCCAGACGCATCTTCGACAGACGCATTCCGAACGTAGTTGTTTTACCGTCACTGGTCTCGGCAAGTCCTGCGCCGGGATAGCCACGCCAAGAGAAGGTGTAGCCGCCCGAAGGCTGCATGATCGACGGGGCCGGATTGGCATAACAAAGCAACGCCTGCTTGCCAGCAATGAAAGCCGTCGTCATTGAGGTTTCAAACGCCGTGTTTTCCGGCGATGTTACCTGCACACCATCCATGACCAAGACTCGGTCAATTTCAAACACGGCACCAGCAGCGGCACGGGTCAACACGGTGGGAACCGCATTGGAGTTGCCGTATTGGATGCGGGCCGTGAGTGCCGGATGTTCGCTCAGCTTCGTCCATACCTGACGGCCAACCACAAGAGTATTTGGCCTCAAAAATGAGCGGAGCATGATGGCATCGCTGTTGGTCTTGATGTCCACAACCGGGGTTGAGTTGACGTAGTCGTTCCACTGCCGGACTTGGTTGCCCGCTGGTACGCCTGAAACGCCTGTCATGTCACCCAAGGTGCCGTCGATACCCTTCCAGATATTTGTGGCGAAGTTGTTGGCAGCCCAAGTCACTTCGCGGGCGATCAAGGCTTGCTGGCTGAGCCAGATCGTGGCGTCACGATCCATATCCAGTGGGTCGTCAATATTGCCGCGCAACTGGTCGCTCACATCTTTGTGGAGGGCCCAGACGTTGGCGAAGTAGTTGGCGGTTTTGTCGATCTTCCAACCCGAACCTGCCGATTCAGTGCTGGGCGCGCGTTGCTGGAACTGATTGCGGGCGAAGTCCGAGCGGTCGTAGCGGAAGTAAACCGCAGACTGCTTGTCGACCGGAATGTTGGGGAACACCGTGTCGGCAACAAAGCCCGCTGCGTTCTGCATATAGGCGATGCTGATTTGGGTGAGGGGGACGTTGACATGAACGTCCTGCACCAGTGGCATTGGCATAATAATTCTCCTTCATGGGAAAGTTCCGCCTCACGGCGGGATTTAAGTGACTGGTGACGCTTGTTACGGAGCCGTGCGGCCCGGCACGAACAGGATGGAACCGACTTGACCCACCGAACCACCTTCTGTGCAGGTGCCAAGTTCGATATTGCCCGTCGCAGCGGTGATGGCTTTGCCCGTGGCATCGGTTGTCATCTTTGCACCAGCGGTAACTGCGGCACCAAACAGCACCTTGGTTTGCATCCCCACCTTTGACACAGCACCTGCGCGGCCAATGGCCAGTGGTGCGTCTTGCAACACACCGATTGAGGCTTCGCCCGCGACAGAGCATGGAATGATCTGGCCCGATGCGTTCAACTTCATGAACAGATATTGCGAAGTATTGAGTGCGACACCCGCTGGGTAGCTAAGGCCACCGACATTGCTTTCAATAGCCATTTGACTATCTCCTTTTTAAGTTTGGGATTGAGACGAAAAGGCGGAGCAGAGGCCCCGCCCGGTTAGGCCGCTTTGCGACCCTGTGATTTTGCGTAGGCTTTGCGACCTTCTGGCGTTTCGAGATACTTATTAACAGCTTCGCCATAGGTCTTGATGCCGTGTTCGACCTGATAGGCCTTGGCCGACTTCTCAATATCAATTTCGTCGCCACCACCGGAGCCGCCCTTGCCGATTTCGGTCAGCGAAGATTTCAGCGCCTCATTGCCCGATTTCAACATGGCTTCAAGCGTGACACGATCTGCCTCTGGCATTTTAGTCACGGCCCGCAGCACTTTGGCCTTGGCCACAGGTTCGCCGGGCAGGTTCGCAAATTCGGTTTCGGCCCGCTTGGTCAAATCCTTGATTTCAAGGTCGTCGCGCTGCTTCTCGATCTGCGTCTGTTGTGCCGCCATGGCCTTGAACACGCTTTCGCCAACCACTGACTTGCGAATCTCGGTGTCACCCACCTTGATCACTTCGTCGGTTTTTCCGGCTTCAACGGACTTGGTCAACTCTGCCAGTTTGGCCTTGGCTTCCGCAAGTTCTTCCTGAGCTTCCTTGATCTGATCGTCTTTCGACATAGCGGCTTTGGTCAGGTCGGCAACCTTCTTTTCGAGGTCGGCGACCTTTTGCTTTTCGTCAGTCATTGTCTTGTCTCCTGTTCTGACGGGTTGATCGCCGGACTTCTTGAATTTTCCGGCACTGATAAACCCAGCCGTGGCAGGGTTTTTGGCGAGAGCCTTGACAAGCTCTTGTTCGACTTCGGGCACTGCCGCAACGGCAGCGTCCAAAAATTGCATGATAGATAGTTTCATCGCATCGGCCTTGGCCGCGCTGTCCATGTCGCCATCCGCCGCGATGGAGCGCAACGATTCTTGGATGGCGTTAAACAAAGGCCGCAACACGTCATCGGCTTCCCAACGGCGGGCCTGCTCTTCATTTTCCGCGATAAGGTCAGCAAAGGATTTCGGCCCTTCGTCGTCATCGGGATCAATCGATGTGTCGCTCATTGCCGCCACGGCTTTGAGCAAAACCAAGCTGTCGTCCCGCTTGAACAATGAAACCTTGGAGGCTTTATTCGCGGGTTCATCCACCAAAGAAAGTTCTTGGAGGTGAAGTTGTTTCAATCGGGTAGCCATTGTCGGCCCTCTCAGTTCAGCGGTTTACGTTCCAGTTTGATTTCGTCCGGCCTCAACTCGTTGGCACGGTATGAATCGAGGACGCGCCAACTTTCAATGTCATGCAGATGGGCATCGGTGCATGTGATCTCCACCATTGGCTGACCGCTCAGGTGGTGACGTATCTTTTTCATGTTGAGCCGCACCACAGGCAGTTCGAGGCCTTCCCGAGGGTAGGCCTTTTGGCGCAACACGGCTTCGATGGTTGGCGGGCCAGCCACGTCAAACTTGTCGCCGCCGAACTCGGTGATGAATGCAATGACTTGCTGCCAGACTTCCCGCTCTTTGGCCACGAGCCAGAAAATGGCGGGCGCGGCGCTGAGTCCGTATTGCCCTACATCAGGTTTTTTTACGCTCATCAATATCTCCTAAGCTGCAAGTCCAAGTAGCCATGCGTTGTCACTGGCGATGGCTTCGTCATCATTGTCTTGATCAAACCTCATCACGGAATGGATTCCAAATTGTTCGCCCGATGCTATGCCTCGACCCGTAACAAGAATGGTCGCTGGTCGGGGCTGCTCCACATCGCCGATAACGATGATGTGACCGCCTCGACGCGACGTTCCGCCT